ATTCCTATTGTGATATTTATGAATATTATGATATTAATACTGGCGAGATGTCAGTGTTTTCGGATAGCGGAGACAAGTTTTTAATTAAACCAGTAAAGATGCCTTATGTTTTCGGGCATCCTTTTGTTATGTTGCGTAACTATGACATTCCTAACTTCTTTTATCCGATGGGTGAATTAGAAGCAATTGAACCATTGCAGTACGAATTAAACGAAACTCGTACCCAGATGATGAACCATAGAAAGCGTTACTCACGCAAATGGCTTATTCAAGAATCTGCCTTTGATGACTTCGGTAGACAAATGCTGGCTTCAGATGATGACAATGTGATGGTGCCTGTTAAGGGTTCAGAAAACCTTAATAATGTCGCAGTCCCAATGCCAGCGTTAATTAACCCTCCTGAGTTCTATAATCAATCTACTCTTATTCAAAATGATATTGACCGTGTGTCTGGTGTCTCAGAATACCAGCGTGGTGCTATTCCAGAGACTACGAGAACTGCTCGTGAAGCATCTATTATTGCTGAAGCTGGTAATGCTAGAGTTGCAGAAAAGCTTGTTTATATTGAAAACTCTATTGCCCAATGTGCTTCTAATATTATTATGTTGGCTCAACAATATTTAACTGGTGAGCAGACTATTAGAATTCTTGGTACTGAGGCATCACCAGTTTGGTTAACATTTGATAAAGATTATATTTCTGGTCAATTTGACTTTACTGTAGAAGCAGGATCAACTGCTCCTCGTAATGAAGCTTTCCGCCGAGATATGGCTCTACAAATTGTTTCAGCAATGCAACCATTTGCACAAGCTGGTCTTGTAAATCTACCAAAATTGGCTGAGTATGTTTTAACTACTGGATTTGGAGTAAAAGATGCATCAACATTCTTACAACAACCACAGGCTCCAGAGGCTCCACAAGCCCCACAAGCTCCACAAGATCAAATGTCCCCAGGCTTGCCGCAAGGTGCTGATCAGGGGATGCCTCCAGAATTAATGGCAATGATGCAAGGTGGTCAACCACCAATGGATCAACAGCCAGTCCCTAACCCACAAGCTGGCGGGGATTTAGAAAGTTTATTGGCAAGTTTACCACCTGAAGTGTTACAACAATTGTTGGCACAACAGGCGCAACCACCAGTAATGTAATGAAATAAGCTAATAAGAGGAAACAATAGTTTCTACGGAATAACCACAGAAGGCAGGACTCCATGACAGACATAAATGATATTAACGCTAGTGCTATTGACGACACGAGTAGCCCCCAAGACGGACAAGCTATAGATACGGCAGAAGTGCAAGTAGAAACTCCACAAGAAGAATTAGATATTTTTGACTTTGCAGAGGTAGGCGACAAGTTCGTTAAACTCCAAGTAGATGGTCAGGAAGTAACAGTTCCTTTGAAGGAGGCTCTAGCTGGCTACCAGCGTCAAGCGGATTATACCCGTAAGACACAGGAAATCAGTGAACAAAAGAAGCAATTGCAGTATGCTGCAGCTTTGCAAGATGGTTTGCAAAACAACCCAGCAGAAACTATAAGGCTATTGCAACAACAACTAGGTCTTGACACTCCTCAACAAGAAATTGAAGAAGATGTATGGCAAGACCCAGCAACTGTTCAATTAAAGGCTTTAGAGAAGCGACTTACAACCTTTGAAAATCAAAGGGCTGTGGATGAGCTAACAAAAACAATTGATTCTTTAACGGGCAAATATGGTGATGACTTTGATGCAGATGAAGTTGTATCTAAGGCGCTTGCTACAGGGGCAACAGATTTAGAAGCAGTTTTTAAACAAATCGCTTTTGATAAAATTTACTCCAAAGCAACAGAAGCTAATAAGAAATTAGCCGATGAGCAAGCTCGTTTAGATAATAAGAGAGGGCAAGCAAATCTTGTTTCCTCTACAACATCTTCTAAAGCAACTTCAGTACCTAAATCTGCTCCACCAAAAACCGTATTTGAGGCTTATGAGGCGGCGCAAAAAACTCTAGGCATAAACTAAATATCACCATATAAATATATGGTGTCTAACTTAATCATAGGAGATTAAATAACATGGCAGGAAATAGTAATTTTGATGCAATTCTCTCAACGACATTGCAAAACTACCGACCAACATTGGTAGACAACATTTTCACAGCAACGGTACTTTTGGATCATTTGAATTCAAATGGTCGTGTGGTAATGGAAGAAGGCGGTACTTCAATTGTAGAACCGCTGGTATACGCAGCTAATGATACAGCAGGATCGTACTCGGGTTATGATGCAATTGACCTTACCCCACAGGAAGGCATTTCAGCTGCTAATTACAACTGGAAGCAGATGGCTGCTTCTATTGCAATCAGCGGTATTGAAGAAGCACAGAACCGTGGAACAGAGGCAATTATTAAATTGCTGAATGCAAAGATCATGCAAACAGAAGAGTCAATCAAGGAATCCTTGAACGACATGTTGTACGCAAACAGCGTTGGTAACGGCGGAAAAGACTTCCAAGGTCTTGGATTCATCATTGATGCATCTAACACTGTTGGTGGTATTGATCCAACAACTAACTCATGGTGGGCTTCATACGAAGAGAACACCGCTACTGCGTTGACTCAGTTGCAAATGGCAACAGCATACAACACAGCTTCAAAGGGCAGTGATGTACCAGATATGATTGTTACAACTCAGACTTTGTTTGAGAAGTACGAATCATTGTTGACAGCACAAGTTCGTTACCAAGATGTGACGAAAGCCAACTCTGGTTTCCAGAACTTGATGTTCAAGCAAACACCAGTTGTGTTTGACGTTTCTTGTACATCAGGCAACATGTTCTTCATGAACAGCAAGTACCTCAAGTTGACTGGTATGAACGGTCATTGGTTTAACACCACTGAGTTCCAAAAGGGAACCGTTGCAGGCGTTGACGCTCGTTATGCGTTGATTCTTTCGTTCGGTGAACTTACTTGCAGCAACCGTAAGCGTCAAGCAAAACTCACAGCAAAGACAGCTTAATTAAGGATTGTAACTGTTTGGGGCTTGAAGGTAAGCCCTGAACATTTACTTTAAAATAAAAAAAATAGGGATGTTATCCAATATCCCCCCGCCCTTTGGGGATGGGTTTATCGTAACCAATGGGTTACAAAGGAGAAATAAATATTATGGCAACAACAACAGTAACAGGTGATGTCCAAGTAGGATCAACCTTTCAATATACAAACAGAGTAGTTCTGCCTGCAGATGTCACTTCAACGACTTCATATGCAGACTTGACTGGTCTCAGTTTTTATGCAAAAGCAGGAAATACTTATCGTTTTAAATTTACGGTAATGACAACTTGTGCTGCAACAACTGATGGTCATGCTGTTTCAATCAGTGGTCCAGCTTCGCCAACATTCTTGGCTTATGTAGGTAATCAACCAACTGGTGCAGCGACAGAAGTAGTTACAAACGGTGCGGCATATGATTTGCCAGCAGCGCAAACAACTACAACTGCAGCAACTGCAGGTAACATTCATACCGTTGAGGGCTTTATTCAGCCTTCAACTTCAGGTAATGTTATTGCCCGTATTATTGCAGACAACACTTCAGTGGTAGCAAAAGGCTACCTTTCAAGCGTTGAGTATGTAAGAGTCGGTTAATTAACAATCAAAAGATCGGTTAGTACGGGGAGTTTAAAAGTTACCATCCTTCGGGTAACTCTCCCCGTATTGGCTATTTATAGGCTTATTATAGGTAACAAAACAAACAGTATATAGAAGATATTTTAATCGGAGGATTATAATGGCTCAAAGAGAACATGTATCAAAACCACAAATGCTTGCTGGAACTGAGCCGTATGGATCAGTATCAGGAACTGAATTGTCAAATATCATGCCTGCAGGTGGTATGATGCCAGGGATGGAATTAGCTCCTCCGAGCGGTAGACCATATTTTGTGCAGTATGAAACTTGCAATGCTATTACAAAAGTAGGTGAAATATGTCAAGGTCCAGTTTCTCAAGGAACAAGCCTTTGCATTGGTCATTTACGAGCGCTTGCTAATAAAGTCTCTCCTCTTGCCGAAGGGGAAGTTTTTGATGCTTCAAAGCTTGCACAAAGAGCATTTGGAGAATCGGTAGAATAATTGGTATAGGAGATTATAAATGGCAGCCCCGTCAACAACACTAACAACTGGTTTAAATTCTTTTTATTTAATTCAATTAATTGAATCTTTGTCTCTATTAGAAATTGGATATAACCCAGATGTTGATGATATTAATCAAGACTTGGTGTTGCAATTTATTAAAGAAGGTTATCAGAGAATTGTAGCTCTAGATAGCCGCCTCCCTTGGTTCCAAACTTCCTATCAAATTCAAACTCTTGAAGATGTTCGTGACTATGGCAGTAACTTTGTTTTAGTCAGTACCTGGTCCCCGTATATTACAACCCCACAAGCAAACTTAACTACAGCAAGCATTAGAGAAATAATCAATGTTGTGTCAGTTCAAGGTGAAGATGAGACTGCTGGGTATGGACTAGAGTTAATTTATCTTGATAACTTTAAAGCACAACAGATTTGGAATGGAACAACAGACCAATCTAATATTCCAGCATACTGGACTCTTTGGAATAACTCACTTAGATTATATCCAAAACCAAATGGTGTATATACTTTAAACATTTTGGGTTATCGTCAACCAGATTATAGTTGGTTAACAGATTCTAATAACTCAGAAAGTGTTCAATATGTAGATATTGATAATGAGTTCCATATGATGCTCGTTAACTTTACTCTTGCTCGCATCTTCCAGTTCCAAGAAGATTCGGAAATGGCTAATGTTTATATGAAGCATTTTGATACTGGTGTAACCCTTGCTAAAGCAAATTTAACATCCCCTAATAATAACCAGCCTATAATTCTAAGCGGTGGTTTACAATTGACTGGTACTTATTTGTCTGGTTCATTTGCTGGAATCCAAGTATTACCTGGGAGTCCACCATTAGGTAGAATGTACTAAATGGCAACGATCAGTTTTAAACAAGTATTTGATTTTACAGGAGGTTTAAACTTTCGTGCTGACCAGTTTCAGTTAGCTGAAAATGAATCTCCTGGTATGATCAATGTTGAAATTGATCCAAGAGGCGGAGTATTTAGTCGTGCAGGGTATCAAACAAAACATACAACTGCCGTTGTTAACTCAGGAACAACTTGGAATCCTAAAACTTTATTTAATTATAAAGACACTGCAAGTCCACATATTATTCTTTCCACTGGGTATGCATCTGCTGCTAATGGTAAAATTCGTAAATCAACTGGTGGTAATTTTACTGTTCTTTCAATTGATGCTTTTAATACCGTTCCAGTAGTATCAACAAATGGTGCTTCCATTACTCAATGGGAAGACACTATTTATATGGCGGTTGGAAAAGGCTCTAGCTTTATGTATAGCTGGACTATTGGAAATGTCTATGCAACACAATTGACTGCATCTGGACCAACATGGCAACCTTATGAGATCCCAGCGGGCGGTTATATGCCCCGTGCAGAGCATGCAAGGGCTCATGCTAATAAATTGTTTGTAGCTAATACTTTTGAAGATGGTACAGCGTACCCAAATAGATTGCGTTGGTCTCATGAATCTTTGCCAACAAATTGGTACCAAGATGACTATATTGATATTATTGCTGGCGGAGAGGGAATTACGGGGATACAGATAATTGATGGTCAATTATTGATATTTAAACCAAAAGCAATGTATCTTTTGATGGGCTACGATGCAGACAGTTTTCAGCTTGTAGAGTTGACAACGCAACTGGGTATAGATTACCCTCAGCAAGCTTGTGAGGGCGCTGGAGGCGTTTTCTTCTTTGATTACCCCAATGGACTGTATTTCTATAATAGAAATGGGATTCAGGATATTTTTGATAGAATTAGACCAATTATTACAGAAAGAGAAGTTAATACAGATTTTTTAGAAAACATTACACTTACTTTTATTAGAAATAGATTATGGGTTTCTTTACCATACAATCCATCATCTGTAGCACCACCGCCACAACATGCAAGTGTTAATTTGATTTTTGATCCAACTATTGGTGGTCAAGGCGCTTATACAATGTTTCAAACTGCTCCATACTTTGATCCATTAGTTGCATCTCCAGACGAGGAGTTTGTTGCTGGATACGGTTTGGTTAATGGTTGTGAATGGCGTGATGTAAATGATGTCCCTTATTATTTAATGGTTGTCCCATATGAAGATTATGCTTATGTTATGTATGTTGATGATTATGATAATGATCTAGACGATGCACCCGCTACATTTACTGGTCAATTTGCATCATATTATACAACGCCGTTTTTTGATGACGATAGATATGTACAACTTAAAACTTTTATTCGCCCATACTTTGTATTAAAAGAAGTTGATTCAGCAACAGCTATTCGTTTAAAAACATACAAGAATTATGATGAGACCAATCAATCTGGTGGAACTAGAGTAATCACTTTAAATCCGATTGTATCTGGTGCAACATACTCAACTTCGGGCGCTGGTGGTGTTTACGGTACTGCTGTTTATGGCGTTAGTACAATAGGATCACAAATCAAAAGAAAAGGTATTGCCCCTCTTGGAAAAGGGTACGCAATACAATTGCAATTTGAGGGTCCCGATGATAATACAGATGATACAATATATCCTGGAAGAAAATGGGGTTTAAACAGTATCGCTTACAAATTTAAAAGGAGAAAAATTCGTGGAACATAATATTAAAATGAGGTATACATCATGGCAACAATAACTATTCCGTTTACATTCGCTAATGGAGCACCAATTGTTGCTTCAGAGCATAACGCAAACAACGCTGCAATTGAAACTTTTGTTAACAACCTTGCCGCTGGAACAGGTTTTGACGCAGGGGCAATTGGAACAGCAAGTATTGCTGCTGCTTCAGTAACAACGGCAAAACTCGCTGCATCGTTAGCGCTCACTACACCAGATATTGGTGTAGCAACAGGAACATCATTAAACACTACTGGTAATGTTGTATACCATTTAGCTACAAACGCTCAAGTAGCTTCGTATACATTAGTACTTTTAGATGACGGAAAAATTGTTGAGGTTTCATTTGCTACAGCAAATGCTTTGACTGTACCATTGAATGCTACTGTTGCCTTCCCTGTTGGAACACAGATTACTGTTCTTCAAACGGGTGCTGGACAAACAACAATTACAGCAACTTCAGGAGTTACCATTAACGGAACACCAGGTCTTAAGTTAAGAGCACAATATTCTGGTGCTACTTTAATTAAACGAGCAACCAATACTTGGATTGCCATTGGAGACTTAGCAGCCTAATGCCTCTTCTTGGCGCTGTTGGGGGTGGTGGGGATGTCCCATCAACACCAGGAACGCCTTCTGCAACCAACGGTCAGAACGCATCAACTGTTGTAACTTTTACTGCATCTACATATATAGGTAAAGATTTAGTTTTTTACACAACAACAGCAACCCCTGGTGGAGCTACATTTGAGGGAGATTCTCCA